ATATTGCCGACCAGAACTTACGGTTGTTTTGACTAAAGGGAATAACCGCGCATCAAAGAGATATGCTTGTGGACGTGATCCTAATGCAAGGGTTGTTATTTCCCTAAAACTTCATCGTAAGAATATTTCACATGCTGAAATGATTCGTATCGAATCTCTTGACCACAATACTGATTGTAATTATCGTACCAATCAAACTGGTGATGATAAGTTTAAATCTGCATATTATGCAAAAGAAGATTGGGCAGTAAATCTGTTCAAATATCTTGAACCGTTTCGCATTGGTATTGCTGGAACTCTTGATGGTGCCAAGTTTGCATGTCCTTCGCATTCTTATTTAAGCACAGCAATTCGTCTTGCTGGTCGTGAGTACACTAGCAAGTATCTTAATGCATTTACAAAATGGGAATGTGCTAAAGAAGTTCAGGGAAACGCTACTGTTGCAGGTGCCCTATTTTTGAAAACCTTTTGCCCTTATATTGAAGATGTGGATAAAAAGAATGATATTGATTCATTCTCTTTGATGATGAAATGGTTCTTCACAGAATATGGTGCAGCTGCTCAAGCATTTGATCCGGATGCCAGAAATCTTCAACAATCTGATATTGTTCAGGGAAATGGTGTATATAAGGGAAATGAACCTGCTGTTGCGCGTTATGTGTTTCTCTATAATGACTTTTGTCGGATTAAGAGATTAAAATTCAATGGAACACATAAGACTGCTATTCCATTTGAGGGTTCTGATAGCACTGCCTGGAATAAGTTCCTTGCCGATTCGAATCCCTTGATGAAACCAGCATTGGGTGGACTTGCGACTACAAAGTTCTTCTGATAACCGAATAAAAAAATACGGGGTTCACTACCCCTCTTTTTTTGTCTTCTTGTATAATTAGTAGTGGATGCCGTAAGGGTCCACAAAACACAAACTCGCTTTAATAAGGAGCTACCATAATGAACATTCAGAGGTATTCTGCTGCGGATCTTCCTGCCTTGATGGATAAGATCACCAAGCACAGCATTGGCATGGACGAATACTTTGATCGTCTGTTTGCCCTTCACGAAACTACATCAAATTATCCACCATACAATCTTATTCAGGTAAATAATGTTGAATCTCATTTAGAGATTGCTCTTGCAGGATTTAAGAAGAAGGAGGTCTATGTCTTCACGGAGTATGGAAAACTTTTTGTCGAAGGACAAAAAGAGGATACAGAGTCGGAGAAAACCTTTGTCCACAAGGGACTGGCTCAAAGAAGTTTTAAACGAGTCTGGACTTTATCCGACGACACAGAAATCAGGGAAGTCACATTTGAAGACGGACTTCTACGGATCGTACTTGGGAAAATAGTCCCAGAGCATCATCAACGTAAAGATTGGTTCTAAATAGAACTGAATATCGTCGGCGCTATGCCACGAGGGGATACTGGCAAAATCCAGTTGACTCCCCTCTTTTTTATTGCTAAAATGACTGAAGGAATGAATGTGTTATGACCATTAAAGTTTTGGTACTAAAGTCTGGAGAAGATGTGATCGCGGATGTCCGTGAGATGGTTTCTTCAGATGAAAAAGTAATTGGATATTTTCTGACAAAACCTTGTGTTGTTAAACTGGTAAACAAAACCGATTTGACTCCAGAGGAGACTAATTCCAAATCAGAGAAAAAGTCGGAGTTCTCTGTTACAATGTATCCGTGGGCTCCTCTTGCAAGAGAGAAATCCATTCCGATCTCTACTGATTGGGTAGTCACAATGGTTACCCCAACGGAAAAAATTTACGAAATGTACAAGGAGGACATTCTGAAAAATGGACAAGAAATTGGTGAAACTGATAGTGCTGACCAACCAGCAGATCCTGGTCTCGCAGATTGAAGAAGTTGGTGCTGATATTGGTGAACCAGACTGTAAGTTGGTAGAACCATTTGTATTGGAAACAGATGAAACCCTGTCTCCTTGGTTGGTAAAGTGTACCAATGAAAACACTTTTATGATATCATCAGATAAGATTCTTACTCTTGCTGATCCCAGACCAGTATTGCTTGAAAAGTACAACGACCTTATTAAATGAAATTCTACACTAATGTTCAGTTGATTGGGAACCAGTTTTTGGTTCGTGGTGTTGATAATGGTAAAAGATATGAACATAGGGATGAATTTTTTCCAACATTATTTGTAAAGTCGAAAAAAGAATCGAAGTATAAAACTCTAAATGGCGAACCTGTAGAACCAGTCAAACCTGGTACTGTGAGGGACTGCCGTGAGTTCTATAAAAAATATGATGAGGTTGATGGATTTCCAATTTATGGAAATGACAGATACATCTATCAATATATTTCGGAAAAGTATCCAGAAGATGAAATCAAGTTTGATATTAGTCAAATCAAACTTGTCACTCTTGATATTGAAACTACTGCCGAACAAGGATTTCCTGATGTGGAGTCTGCATCAGAAGAGATTCTTGCGATTACAATTCAGGACTACACTACAAAACAGATTATTACTTGGGGAGTAAAACCTTTTGTCAACAAGCAAAAGAATGTTACTTATCACCACTGTCCCACAGAGCACGAACTGCTGAACCACTTCATCAATCACTGGATGCAGGATGTTCCTGATGTGGTGACTGGGTGGAACATCCAACTGTTTGACATCCCATACATCTGTAAGCGCCTCAACAGGGTGCTTGGAGAGAAGTTAATGAAGAGATTCTCCAACTGGGGTCTTGTGACCGAGGGAGAGGTCTATGTGCAGGGTAGAAAGCAGGTTACCTTTGATGTTGGTGGACTGACTCAACTTGATTACCTTGATTTGTATAAGAAGTTTACATATAAGGCACAAGAATCATACCGTCTTGACTACATAGCTGAGGTAGAACTTGGTCAAAAGAAACTTGATCACAGTGAGTTTGATACCTTCAAAGACTTCTATACCAAAGGGTGGCAAAAGTTTATTGAATATAACATCGTTGACGTAGAACTTGTTGACCGTCTGGAAGACAAGATGAAACTGATTGAACTTGCACTGACGATGGCATATGACGCAAAGGTCAATTATGCCGATGTGTTCTATCAGGTTCGCATGTGGGATAATATTATCTACAACTATCTCAAGAAACGTGATATTGTTATTCCACCAAAGATTCGTTCGGATAAAAACGAAAAATATGCAGGAGCATACGTCAAGGAACCGATTCCTGGAAAGTATGATTGGGTTGTGTCTTTTGACCTTAACAGTCTGTATCCTCATCTTATTATGCAGTACAACATCTCACCAGAGACGCTCTTGGATGAGAGACACCCAACAGCAACAGTTGATAAAATACTTAATGAAGAGATAAACTTTGAGTTGTACAAAGACAATGCGGTATGTGCCAACGGTGCAATGTATCGTAAGGATGTGCGTGGGTTTCTTCCAGAACTCATGGAGAAGATGTATGGTGACCGTGTGATCTTCAAGAAGAAAATGCTTCAAGCAAAGCAGGAGTATGAAAAGACACCAACCAAGGCACTTGAGAAAGAGATTGCACGGTGTAATAACATCCAAATGGCAAAGAAGATTTCTCTTAACTCTGCTTATGGTGCTATCGGTAACCAGTATTTTAGATATTACAAACTAGCAAACGCAGAGGCGATTACTCTCTCTGGTCAAGTCTCTATCCGCTGGATTGAGCGTAAAATGAACGAATATCTAAATAATCTTTTGCAAACAGAAGATACCGATTATGTTATCGCATCAGATACTGATTCGATTTATCTTAATCTCGGACCTCTTGTTGATAAATTTTTTGCTAATAAGTCTGGCGACAAAGCAGCAATTGTGGGCATACTTGATAAGATCTGCCAAGATAAGTTGGAACCGTACATCGAAGGATGTTATCAGGAACTGGCATCGTATGTCTCGGCATATGACCAGAAGATGCAGATGAAGCGTGAGAACATCGCTGACCGTGGCATCTGGACTGCCAAGAAGCGATACATTCTCAACGTATGGAACAGTGAAGGAGTTCAATACTCTGAACCCAAACTGAAGATGATGGGTATTGAAGCAGTTAAGTCATCTACTCCTGCACCTTGTCGGAAGATGATTAAGGATGCACTGAAACTTATGATGACTGGAACGGAAGATGATGT